TATTCTCACCAGTAGTAGTCACACCAGACACCAGCATTGTGTCGGCAACCTGCGCACTAGCACCAGTCATACCAGTTGAAACAAGAGTGCCAGAAGTTGTGGGGATTGTTTGTGTACCACTAGCAACCGCAGGTGCTTGAATAACTGAAGCACCTGATGTTGAACCTAATAACCGTATTGCGCCAGAACTAGCACCTGCATTAACATTTATTTGATTTGATGCAGTAATACTGCCAGCAGGACTTGTTTTAACAATAGTATTTGCTGTGCCATCAATAGCAACAGCAGTAGTGGTCACGCCACTTGTACCGTTACCAATAAGCACATTGCCTGAAGTTAATGTTGTTTGACCAGTGCCACCCTGACCAACACCCAACGTGCCTGAAGTAATGTTGCTTGCGTTCGTTGTATCCGTTGTTGCAGAAGCAGCAAGGCTAGATGTTTTTGCATAACCTTGACCAACAACAAACGCAGTTGAAGCAACCTGTGTCGTGTTCGTATCCACCGCAGCAGTTGGCGTAGTCGGTGTGCCAGTCAATGCAGGACTTGTGCCGAAAGATGTCAAAGCAGATGATGTGCTAGTCGAAGTCAATAATGTAGCCGAGGCAGGAATCGGTGTACCGTTCACCGACGTCACATTCGGCAACGAAGTCGTTGACGTATAAACACCATTCGTGACCGTGCCAGCATTGCCATCAATACTCACACCAGTCAAAGTCTGAGAAGCTGAAGAACGGTTAATCGCAAGAGCAGTCGTGCCAACATACATTGTCTGATTCGTGGCAGCCTTACCAGCAACCGTTGAATCCAACGCAGTCAACCGGGCAACAACCGTCGCAGACGATCCCTGCGGATTCACACCAAGAGTCACCTGCACAGCAGACATCGCATCATTGATGTTGTCATGTTGAGCTGCGTGAGGAACAGTAGCCGAATCCAAAGTGTCAGTCGCAGAAGGATTCACAAACGAATCAACAGCACTCGGATAATTCGTAGCCATCCACACTCCTAGAAAATAGACTCAACCCCAGTGGCAGGGGTAACACTGGGGTTGAGAGATTAGATATTAGTAACCGACTTCCACTGATCGTGATGACGGTCATCAAGCCAAAACTGTTTATGATGCGGAAGAATCGCACCAGTGTGGGCAAAGATAGGAAAACCTAAAGCACCAACCTTGCGACAAAACAACAAATCCTCACTAAACCAACGACCATCAATAGCACCATCAAAGAACCAACACCAGTCAGTTCCCTGATTCGGATTCGCCTTCTCACGCACAGCCTCAAGAACACTGCGGTGAACAAGAATCGCACCAGTGCCAGAACCATCAACCTGAATCACAGAATCCTTGGCATAGTCATCAATGGGCAACATCGAACCAGACTCATGCAAGTTATAGATTGCCGGCACAGGTCGCAACACGCCATCATCAAAAAATTGGGCAAAAACCAAACCAGCGACAAACGGCTTATCATCCTTATGGGCCGTATCCACCAGCTTGTCGAAAACATCCACCGACAAAGTCTGGTCACTATCGAGCATGAACAACCAGTCAGCGTGAGAATCACCCAAAAAGTTCTTCACGATAATGTTACGAGTCCGAGCCAGAAGCCCAGTGCCCTGCACCATTTGAAGTGAATCAATGCGAGTCTTACGCTCACGCATCAACGTCACCAAATCAAGCGTGAGTTGAGCATCAACAGTTCCATCATGCGGAATTGCAATGCACACAGTTTCCTTAGACCTCATCGAGTTTCACGCTCACTCGATGGAAAATCCTGCACATGATCAAGAAGTTCTAACACTTGCTCAATCGTGCCATCGTTATCCAAAACCTTTTGCAAAGCCGTTGCAGCTTCCAGCAAAATAGTTTTCATCCCTGCCATAAAATCAACCCCTGATTTTTGATTGTGTGAATGACAGTGGCGACCCCATCACTGAGGTCGCCACCATCAAAACGAGGCTTAGTAGCCTGAAGGTGTCACAGTACCTGTGCCGGTAATTGCGGTAACAGCCTTGTTGAAGCGGTGTGCAAATGCGACATATTCGTATGACTGCAGACGCACGCTAAGGTTTGCCGACAAAACATCTGGCAAAACTCTTGTCTTCGTTCCACCTGAGAACAAGTAGCTGTCATCAAATTTGCCAACCAAGATTGGTGACTGGTTTGTGCCAACTGCGTTCTTTAGAGTTGCATCCAAGTAGACCGGAACGCCCATGATTGCACCTGCTAGACCAGCAGCTCCACCTGGTGTTGCGTTAATGCCCTGTGCATTGAATGGGCCAGCAGCAGTTGGAACGATGATTGGTCGGCTCTGACCGTCAACCTGTGCGGTCAACCAGTACCAAGTCGAAGGTGACATTACGATACCTGTTACATCGCGGAAACGGTTTGTGACAACGCCAGAAATCGCTTTGCTTAATGCACCAATGAAACCAGTGACAGATGGAGTTGCTTCAGTCCACGTTGTTACGACACCGTTAGTTGTGTCTGTTCCAAGGTTCGTGTATCCACGAATTCCACCTGAAGTTCCGTCACCGTTACCAGCAACAGCGGTGTTCAACTGCAACGCTTGATCTGCAATTAAATCGCCGAACACTAAACGGTCAAGTCCGCTAGCAATCGGTGACTGCTCCAAAAGTTGAATTGAAACATTGAGGAAACCAGAAATGGTACGAACAGGTGCAGTCACTGTTGCGGTAACAAGGTCACGAGGACTTGTTGGTGCGTAAGTGCTCGATGCATCTGCTGCCTGGAAGCCAGTGCGAGTACCAGTCGTGATTGCAGGGATATTAATTGAATCTGTTCCGGCAGGAAGTGCCATCGCAGTTGCGAGGTTACGAGTTACAGAAGCCGCACGCGCGAATTCCGCAAATTCATTTGTCAAATATAGTGGCGGTACGAAATCTCCACCAGAGCCATCAACACGAGTTGTGTCGCGAGTTTCAACTGCGACTTCCTGTTGGTGGCGTGCAAGGCGTGACCATGCTTCAGAATCGTTGCGAAGATTCGCAGCAATCATGTCGCGGTAGAACGAGGCATCGCTGCCCTTGTCATAGGTCATTGCTTCACGAGTAACAACAGCAGAACCGAAAGCCTTCACGCCTTCAGTTGCACGAGCTTCAGCAATAGCAGCTGTGCGAACTTCAAGTGCTTCAGCACTTTCAATCTTGCTATCAAGGTCGGCAATTTCTGCCTGACGTGCTTCGACTGCATCTAATGTTTCCACAGATGCCTCGCCAGCAAGCAACGCCTCAGCATCGGCAGCAGCAGCTGAACGAGCTTCTTTCAATTTGTCAACTAATGACATAGCGTTTCTCCTTAAAGAGAATTGTTGGATATTGTCTTGTTCTTGCAATCCGCCGAGGCATAAACGTCGGGGGAAAATTAGGGGTTAGCGATTCTTAGAGTTTGAAAACTTTTGCTTCAAATCAAGCATCCGCTTGCGAAGTTCCAAAGCCTCAGCCTCAGCATCTTCCGCAGTACGCATACCGATAGTCGTTGCGTCATAAGCGGGCCACGTCACGACAGAAACTTCAAACAGGTTCAAATCCTGCAATGTGCGAAGTCCGGACTCACGAGTGTCACCATCAGGAGCGACAGTGAAAGCGAAAGACATCTTCGACACATCGCCACGAGAAACAGCCGAAGCCAATTCTTGGGCACGAGGATTCGAAGGATCAAGGTCCGCTTCCATCCACAAGCCTGTGTCATCTTCACGCAGAGCCATTGTGCCCGATGCGGTAGAAGCCAAAGGCAACGCATCAGTGTCATGGTTCACGAGCAGGAATACTGGTTCACCTGATTGGAGTGTGCGAGTGAAAGCACCAGGGGCAATCATTTCCCGAAACGATAAACCAGTGGCTTCTTTGTTGAATTGGGCAGCATATCCGCCGATACGAAGATTGCCAGAATCAGTGCTCAACGCACGAACTTCGCAATCCATCGTAACACGTTCAGCGGACATCATTCGTGACTTGCGTTCTTCCATAACAATCTCCTCAGAACGTGGGGAAGGCAGAGCAGTGATAATGGTCAAAAGGTCATTTCGATGCACAACAGTCTTATCCGTAGGAATCCAACCATTGCCCTTCGCTTCATAAATACGAATCATGAACACTGGATAATCAGGAGTCGCCTCAAGTTGGAAACCATCAGTTGAAGTCGCTGGGCCTTTAGTGACAACTTTCTCAACCTTGCCACGAGCACGACCACCAGAAGAATCCCACGACACGAACGAACCCTCACCGATACGAGCAGCAGCGGCACGACCTTCAAACGGTGCAGTCATAGTCTTGTCATCAAACTTGTTCGCCATCTTGTCGTAGTATTCCGACACCTTCGCCTTGATAGCATCCTGCTCATCGGCAGGAATATCGACACCGCCACGAGCACCAGCCAACACACCAGCGACAGCGAAAATGCCACGAGGCATCGCAGTCAAAGTCTGACCAATAACATCAGCGAACTGCAACTTGTAAGAACCCAATTTGTCCGGTGCAGACTCGTCAACGTAGAAGAACGCTTCGCCATACTTTTCCCAATTCATGGAATCACCAGACGTGGCATAGGCACGAACACGAGCCTCAGCAGCTTTAGCATCCCACTCAGCATCCCGCTCACCAATCGGCAACTGCATATCGCCAGAAGCCTTACGCATACCATCAAGCATGATGTGAGCCATCGGCTCAGGCATCAAATCATCCAAATCATTGCCCTGGGCATCCACTGGGTCAACAACAGGATTCACAACCTCTTGACCGATACTCATCGACAGTTGCCACTTCCAAAACTGATGCTGGTCAATACGGCCAGCAACCAAATTAGCGACACCCTGCTGATTCTGTGCAGTAGCACAATCGAAAACGTCACCGAGTTGATCCAACACAATGTCATTCGCTTTCAACAACGCCGAAGCCAACAACGCAGGGTCCTGATTCTTGTCAGCAGTCAACAACGCCACATCAGCTAGTGGCACGAAATCTGCAAGCGAGAACGGTGCAAGCGTACCCAGTTTGCGAAGAACCTCAGCAAAGTCATCAACACTGCCAAACACATCTTCATAAATCTTGCGGAACAATTTGTGATACTCACTAAAGTTCGCACCCTTAACATTCCAATGAGCACCATGAGCCAAAACATACAACGCAAACACATCACCAAGAAGTTCACTCACTTCTTCAGGCAAATCCGATGTTGTTTCAGATTCCATTGCATCACGAGATTCCATGCTTACGCCTTCCAATAACGCTGCACGAGCAGACAGTTGTTCTCTAATTTTTGACGACCAAGAAAACCCTGCATCGCCACCCCAAGCAGCCCAAGCAACCCGACCAGCACTTGGATAACCTTCATCCCCAACATTGAAACCCTTGCCCTGTTTATCAACCTCATGGCGAGAAAGAAACGCAAACATTCTCAAAACAGTGTCAGCCGAAACAGAATCCCCACTCGCAAGCTGAGAAGCACGAACACGGCCAGTGTCAGTGAACCCCGAACCAGCCTTGCCGTCAGCAATCCACTTCAAAGCACGAGCAGCCTCATCACGCACCCCTTGTGGTGGTCGGAAAGTTTCAGCCATTAGTCCAAAACCCCCATCACCGGAGCAGAAGGATCAGCATCCTCACCCAACGACGGCAACTCGCCACCAGCAGTCGCATTACCCATCAACGACTGATTGAACACATCGCCACCCTCATACGGTTCAAGACCGAAAGTTTGACGAGCCTCATTCGGTGACATTGCACCAATCTGAACCGATAACTGATTCACCTTCGCACGAGTCATCGAATCCGAACGCAACAACGACGAGAAGTCAAAAACAACATCCATGTCAGGATTAAGAATCTTCGACAACGCAATTTCAAGACGACGAAGCCAAGGAGTGATCGTGAAGATGAGGAAGTTCAACGAAGCCTGTTCGACGTTCTGATATGTCTGATTGTCACCAGTCGCACCAATGAGATGCGACGGAATGCGATACACCCGAGCAATGTCACGAATCAACTGCTCACGAGATTGAATCATTTGAGCATCAGCAGCGGAAGTTGTAATCGGCTTAAAGTTCAAACCATCCGACAACACAGCTGGTCGGCGATGACGACGATGCGT